AGGGAAGAGTCGAGGAAGTTTAGGAGCGTCCGGAAGGCGCGGGAGGCTGCTGGAGACGAGATTAAGGCTGAGCCCGTTGCAGTTTCATACTCGCACAAAGCTTACGTGTACATGGCCTACGGGTTCGAGCCTTCAGACGAGGACAAGCTCAAGGACGCGATACTCGATCCGTCTGAACTCGATTCAGCAAAGAACATACACGCAGTGTACCCTTCTGTGCGCCAGCCCGGGGTGTTCTACTTGGTGACCGGGGTGGAGTACAACAGGCGCGACACGGAGAAGGTGAGGAACGCGTTGGCAGATCAGCTCAAGGCCGTCGGGCTTGAATTGTCTGTTAACGACTTGTTCGTGGAATCAGTGGGTTCTGGTGGAGTGCCGGTTGATGGCGTCTTCGCCGCTCTCGGGGTAAAGCGGTTGGCTGAGGCGTGGTTCGATGACGACTCCAGCACGGATGAGCCCGATGACGACTACGACGTCGACGACCGGGAAGAGCCCGAGTTCGAGCCCGATGACGACTACGACGTCGACGACCGGGAAGAGCCCGAGGAGCCGGAGGACCTCGTGCCCGACTGGCAGCCGGGAGACGCCGTGGTGGTGGACTTCGGGTCTGGGCCCTTCGACGCGACGGTGGCTGATGGCGACGAGGACAGGCCTTACAGGAGCGAGCACGACATGTGGGGAGAGGAGACCGTCACTGTGTACTTGATACGCGTGGAGGATGAGGAGACAGAGGAGATCGAAGAGTACTACGTCGCGGCTTCGCTTCTTAGGTAAGGGCGGCAGGCAGTGGACTCCATCCGCAGGGGAAAGATAGTCGAGTCGGTGAGGAAGGAGCTCGAGTCTTCCGGCGTCTCGATGAGCGACGCAATATCCGCGTTAGACTCGCTGGTAGGTGCAAAGAATGTCAGCGCCGACGTCGTGCCTTCTCCGCACGGAACGTCTGAGATCGCCGACGTTAGATACGGTTTCGAGAGGTGGTTCGTATTTCCTTCTGAAGACGCGGCGGAGGACGAGGCTCGAGAGATAGCTTTGGAGCTTTCTAGTGGGCCGGAAGAGGCTGAGGAGCTGTTGAATTCTGAGGGTTCTGCAGGACTAATAGCCCCGCCGTTTGGGACGAGAGAGCAGCTCCCACGCGGGTTCGTGGCTTTCAGGGTGGACTGAGGAATGGGCTTCATCACTTTGGAGCAGGTCTCTTTGGCTCGCAACATTCTTGGCGAGGGGCTGCTGTTTAGAGAGGCTACTCTAAAGCAGCTCAGGACAGGGATAGACGGCAACACGCACAAGAAGGCAGATCCCGTACTGGTGAGAATGGTCTCGGTTTCTGAGGAAGGGTTGATAGAATTCTTCGCTTCTTCTGTCACAGTGTGGCCCGGAAAGCGAGACGCTTATCGAGTGAGGGTCTTGCTTGAGGACTGGAACGAGGCGTTGTCGGAGCCGGATCTTAACTGGTCTGAACGCGCAAACTTGGCAGTATTCGGTGACGTGCGCGTGCACTGCGAGTGTGGGGCGTTTTTGTATTTTGGGTACAAGTACATCCTTGACCAGCTCGATGCGCTGTATAAGGACGCCGCTGACTGGGAGGGAAATAGAGGAGGAGAGAAGAGGTTTCCGGAAGTTCGCAATCCGGATTTGGTGGGCGTGGTGTGCAAGCATCTTGACGCCGTGCTCTACGTATTGACGATGTCAATATCTAACGTAGCTAAGGCGATGAAAGAGATGGCCGCTCACGGAAAGATAACTGTCGCTAAGCCCGACGCCGAGGAAGAGACAGAGGGCGCGAAATCGGCGCAAGAGAGCGCCTCAAGGGATAGCCGCTTCAAGAGGTTGGCTCGATTGCAGCGCGGCAAGCCAGAGCGCGCTATGCTCGATATACAGCGCTCGCAGATATGCCAAGTTTACGGCTGGCTCGCGGAACACGTAGGAGACTTGACTCACAGGATGTCAGAACACGCCGAGGAAAACCACGCGGGGTACCATTCGGTGAAGGACAAGGTGCGTAAGACTCTAAGGGAACTGAGGTTGCCCAGAGGATTCGAGTTTTACGTGATGCAGCAGATAAGGAACAACGTGCGTGCCATGCACGAAGACGGTGAGTGGCTCGGAGAGACGGTGGAGTCGAAGCTAGAGGAGCTGAAGGCTCTCGGTCGGGAGTACGCTAGGGCCCACTCCGAGCTTCCCGTGCAGAACGAGGCCCAGCTCATGGCGCGGTACGCGGCGGAGTCGGTGGGCGAGTTTAAGTTCTCGGCTGCGGAGACGTTCTTGAGGCGACTCGAAAAAGTTATAGATAAAGGGCGAGAGGCTTGGGAGCAGTTTGCGCTTGAGGACGATCCCGATTGGACTCCTAGGTCTAGCGGATTTTCAACAGAGGACTTTAGGAGGTGCGCGGGGTGGACATAGACAGGGTTGAATTGGGCGACACTTACCGTTTGCTGTGGAGGTTGACTGAGAGCGACGGAGGACCCGCTACAGGAGAGACTCCAATAACCGGCGTGAAGCGCGAGTCTGACGGGCTGCTCTACGACTTCGATTCCGACGCGTTTTCTGCTGACCCGACAGTAGATTATTCGGAGATGACCGAGGACGACGACTTTCAGGGAGTCTATTACTTGGATTTCGACACCAGCGTTTTCGTGGAAGAGGACGACCTGCTGTTTTACTCGAGGGTCAGCGGAGACGTTTCTGAGAGGCTTCTCACTAAGGTTAGCGTAGTTAGGCCCGCGGGATACGCGGTATCCGTATCTGCTGCGTTTGATTACGACAACGAGATAATCACGGTGGCCGCATGCGCCGTGGGTCCTTCTGGAGTGGTGGGAGACTCCGACGCCGAGATGTGCACGTTTACCGTTTTCGACGTTGATGGGTCAGAGGTGCTCGGGCCTGAACAGGTGTCTGACTCGACTTCCGGCGTCTTCAAGCATTCTGAGGCTATGTCCTCTTTGGAGTCTCATTCGGCTTACACGCTGGTGGCCGGAATAGAGGTAGGAGCTTTCACTTACTACGGCGCCTGGCCTATCACCACGCTGTGAGGGGAGAGCGGTAAGGTGGCTTACAGGAGAGTGGTAGCGGGAATCGCGCTCACGCTAAGCCCGCTTCGCGATACCCGGGAGATATACGACAGGGCCAGAGAGCGGCTCGTCAGGGTGTACGGCGGCTCTTTGTGGACTGGGCAGTTTCCTTCTTCTAGCGTTGAGTTGATAGCCGAAAGGGCTGCCGTGCTTCGCTTCGCGTTGAAGTACTCTGACGAGGATGGTTCGATTTCCAAAGCTTCTCTCGCCGGAGTAGATTCGGTCTCGGCGTCTTTCACGAAGAGGCGCCGATACAGCACCGACACCCCGGACAACGTTTCTGTTGAATGTTCGATGGAGAGCCCGCCTTCTGACGGATTGGCCTTCGCAGAATTGGACGGATCTGAGCTCTCTGAGGGAGGTTACGTGGGGGAATTGAGGCTCACGACTGGCGACGAGACTTCTACTTTCGGTACTTTTTCAGTCGTCGTTCGCGGGTTGGATATATACAGGTGACACGAGGATATTAGGCCCTACTAGAAGGAGGCTCGCGAAAATGGGCGGAAGACGGGAGCTCATAGAGATCACGGAGCCAAAGGACACGAAGCTTCGCGTGGTCGAGAGCGACTCCTCGAAGCTGCCCCCGGGAGTCATCATGAGGCTCGAGGGCGTGTTCGGGGAGACGGAAAAGGAGACGGCTAACGGGCGCGCTTACTCTAACGCCTTGTGGAGGCGGACGTTTTCGAGCGACGATTTTAGGTCGCGGCTCGAGTCTCGAAGCCTGCTCGGAGAGGCTGACCACCCAGAGGGGTTGGAGACTTCTATAACGAGGGTATCTCACGCGATATCTGACGAGTACCTCGACGAGGACAACAACGAGGTGCGCGGCGCAATAGACGTGCTCGACACGCCGTCTGGGAGAATAGTCAAGACTTTGGCGGATTACGGGTGGATACCCGGAATATCGTCTAGGGGCGCTGGAGACGTGGTACAGAGGGAGGGCCGAACGGAGATAGATCCCGACACTTACGAGTACATAGTTCACGACATAGTGATAGACCCCGCTTGCGAGAAGGCAAGGCTCTCAAAGGTAGACGAGTCTAAGAACGCGGGGGTGCCTCTTAAAGAGGCGCTGTCGCGGCTCGCAAAGGAGGACAAGGGGCTGTACGCGAAGGGCGACTACGGATATTTCAAGGAGCTCTTCGAGAAAAGGTTCGGGATAGACATAGACGGACTCGAGGGAGGCGAGAAGTCGAAGTCAGATCTGGAGAAGGAGAACGCTTCATTGAGAAGGCGCGTGAGGGAGCTCGCTGAGGCTGTGACGGAATCTCGGCCCAGGGCTGGCAGCGCCGCTCCTTCTCTGAGGGAGGCTTATCTGGAGAAGCGACGGAGATTGGAGAGATTAGAGGACGCTTACGAGGCCGCTGTAGGCCGGCTCGACGACATGAAGCAGTCGCTCGACACTATCGAGAGGCGCGCTGTGGCTAGGGTCGAGGCAGTGTCAAAGGGCTTGGCTTCTTCTAAGAGGCGCGAGCTCAGAATCAGGCGCGAGAAGGCGGCTTTGGAGGAGAAGGTCGGAGAGCTCGAGCGTGAGGTCAGGGCGGCTAAGAAGATAGCTGAACTGGCAGAACGGAGGATTCCCACTAGGGCTCCTAAGGATGACGCCGGGCGCGACGGCAAGAGAAGGAAGGGCGAAAAGGGCACTAAGACCGAGAAGCGCCGCGTTTCGAGAAGGCCCGCAAAGGCCAAGAAGCGCAGGGCTTTCAGGTCGCCCCGCAACGCCCGGAGACGAGATGATGGCGGGATATCTGCAAGGATAGAGGTCGACGAGAGCACGAAAGATCGCGATTCTCGCAGATCTGCAGACGACCGCCGATTGGCCGAGATAGAAGAGAGGACTGCGCGCAGCGTAAACGGCGCGAGGTCTTGACTCGGCCGCAGAATAGAGAGGAGATCTTCATGCCCGGAAGAGGGCTTAAGATCGAGGAGGCGAACGCTTCTGTGAAGGAAGCGACTCGCAGGGCAATGCGCGACCGTGACATCGCCGCGTACGTCCGCGGGGTCAAGAGGGCTAAGCCCGACCTCAGCGGAATGGGCGAGTCTACGGTGGCAATCACCCTCGAGAACACGAAGCGCTGGCTCCGGAAGGTGCAGGAGACTAGCGATTCAAGCGCCATCGGCAACTTCATTCACTACGGGTACGAGCTTATCAGCGCCATCATGCCCAACTTGGTGGCAACTGAGGTTTGCTCTGTACAGCCGATGACGAGGAAGGTCGGAGAGGTCTTCTTCATGCGGTACAACTACGGTACCGACAAGGGGACGATCAGCTCCGGCGACACCATGTTCGGCGTGTTCCAGAGCGGCCAGGGAGGCGAGCGCAACTACACCTCCACGACCGTGAGCGGCGAGGTGCTCGGAACCGGAAACGGCGGCGACACCTACGACTTCAAGCTCAACATGATCCCGGCGGTGGCCGACGGCAACGTCAGCATCACCGACGGTACGGAGACGTTCACCGACGCCGCGGGAAGCGGGACGCTTGCCGGCAGCGCGGGCGGCACCGGCACCGTCAACTACAGCACCGGAGAGGTGCATCTGGAGTTCAACGCGGCGGTGGGCGGAGCGACTGAGATCTCCGCTACTTACACCATCGACTTCGAGCAGAATCCCGACAACATCCCCGAGCTTGACTTTCAGGTGTGGTCGGAGGCTGTAACTGCGAAGGCTCGCAAGATCAGGTCCAAGTACACGCTTGACGCGATGTACGACCTCCAGCAGGCGTTCGGAAGAGGAGTAGACGGCGACGTCGTCTCCGCTTGCGCCGCTAACATAAGGGCTGAGATCGACGCCGAGCTCTTTGAGCTCATGCGCAGCGGGGCTTACGGCACCGTCTCTACGTGGGACAGAAACCTGCCGATGGGCGTGTCCTGGCGCGACCACAAGTACGCCATCATAGACACGATCATCAACGCGCAGAACAAGGTCTTCAAGCAGACCAGGCGCGCGCACGGCAACTTCATCGTAGCAGGCGTAGACGTCTGCACGGTGATCGAGTCTCTCGAGAGCGAGTTCAAGCCCAGCGGAGCTGATCCGCAGGCAGGGCCCTACATAGTGGGACACCTCCGCGGCATGCCCGTGATCAAGAATCCTTACTACCCCGACAAGGAGTACGTAGTCGGGCACAAGGGTTCGATGTGGCTGAACGCCGGGCTCGTGTACTCGCCGTACATGCCCTTGTTCGTCACTCCTCCCGTCGTACTGGACGACCAGGTCGTCCGGCGCGGACTCGGGACGAGGTACGCGACCAAGATGGTCAACAACAGGATGTACGTGCACGGCGACATCTCCGGCGAGAACGTTCCCACGGCTGCTCCTTAGACGGGCAGCTTAGAAGAAGATAGGGGCTGGCTGCTCGTGCGGCGGCCGGCCCCTCTGAGATTAACGAGATGAGGAGGGAGAGCGAAATGGCAAAGAACGGCAAGATACGCAACGTCTCCAACGAGCACGAGGTGGTGTACGTTAAGCATCGCGCAAGAAGGCTCGCTTCAGGAGAGTCTCTTGAGGTTGACGTGCTCACGAAGGCTGAGCTCGCTCTCGTGTTGGACAATCCGGGGATCGAGTTTTCAGGAGCAGTGACTGTCGTGAAGTTCACCAGTTATCGCGACTACGTTGTCCTCGGAAAGTACGAGTCCGGTGAAGTGGAGGACTTGGAGGGCGATGAAGTAGTAGAGGAAGGTCCTGAGGATTCAGAGCCTTCTGATGGCACTTCTGAGGCCGATGAGACCGGCGAGGCCGACGAGACTGACGAGTCCGACGAGACTGACGAGTCCGACGAGGCCGACGAGATTGACGAGGCCGACGAGATTGACGAGTCCGACGAGATTGACGAGTCCGACGAGGCCGACGAGACCGACGAGGCCGACGAGACTGACGAGTCCGAAGAGCCTGACGAGGCCGACGAGCGGGATCTGAAGGCTAGGGCTTTGGATCTTGGCAGAAGCGGTCTTGGAAAGATGCTCAAGCGCGATCTCGTGAAGCTCGCTGAAGAGATTGGCGTAGATTCTTCAGGGCGCAAGGACGACGTCTTGGCAGAAGTCAAGAGGGCGCTTTTCGACGAGAAGTAGTACACGAGATAGGACTGGAGCTGACGGGTGGATCTCAACGATTACGTAAATTACGCGGAGCGCCAGGTGACTGGCGGGGGAATGCTCGACTTGTTCTTGGACAGAACTTTGGTGGAGGATTTCGTCGTCGACGCCGTCGAACGCGTGAGGCCGTGGTACCGAGAGGCTCCTAATTTCGAGACAGTCGACGTGACGATGGTGAAAGGACAGGCCGGTTACGTCGACACCGACGGATCCCTTTCAGCACCGGTTCACGTGGTGGAAGAGCTCATCCCGGTGGAGATACACCACGCAGGGGATTACGTACTACAGGAGATATCCGACCTTCTCGGACTTCCGCACGGGTTGTGGCAGTCTACTCAAATATCAAACTATGCGCAGTGGCTTCAGGCTCGCCGCCAGATAGTCGCGGCTATGGGCAAGCGGATGTCTTTCAGGTATGTAGAAGGGTCTGAGTACGGGCAGGGGCGGATATGGATAGACGATGTAGCTTGGCAGAAGGATAGGGTGACTGTCGTTTACTGTCCGCTGCCCGTAGCTCCTGACGACGTGAAGTATGGGCCGGCGATCACGTGGATGAAGGACTGGGTACACTTTTCTACGCAGAAGAAGCGCGCTGAGGTAATGGGCCAGTTTACTGGAGAAGGTACGGTGTCAACTAACGCCGCAGATTTGAGGGCAGAAGCTGTCGACAAACTCTCCAAGCTCATGGAGGACTTAAGAGACTTGCAGTTCAGCTATACCACGTTCTCGAGGAAGGGCTGACATGGACCGCGATGGAAGGGCTAAGGTATCTGCTAGGAGCGTGAAGGTGGGAGACCTGCTCGTCTGCGAGAGAGGCGACGTCGCTTTCAGGGTAACGGGAGTTTCTCGAAACGGCGGAAGAGTTAAGCTGGAGACTCCTGGGAGAGTTTCTAAGTTGAGGCCCTTCGAGCGCGTGATAGTGGTACAGTCGCCTAGGTGGAGTGAATCTCCGATAGTGTCGTTTGCTGAGGAGACGGCTTCTTTGGTCGAGGAAGGTAAGCCGCACAGGGCTGCTAGGGCTCGAGCACTCGATGAGATGATGCGTCACGTAGAGTCGTTGTCAGATCGGGGGTTTAAGGAACAGGCGAGGTCGCTGTCTTCGGCTTTCTTGCGGCTAGCACGGGCTTCAGACGAAGAAGACTATAGGGAAGTCGCGGACTTTAACTTGAAGTTCGCAAAGAGGCACGGGAACTTACTGGAGTATAGCTTCGCTTTCATTGACGATCCCGGAAACAGGTGGAGGCGCGGGGGAGGAAAGTCTAAGGCTCGGCGTTCGGTGGCTGGGCCGGGGAAGGCTAAGCCCGGAACTAAGCGCAAGAGGCCGAAGTGCGACGCGTGCGGAGCGCCGCTGGTGAGAATAGGCCCCTCTAGGCGCCGAGGATGGGGCTTGTATCGCTGCGATTACTGCGACTCGGAGTACAGCGTCAAGGAGGTGTGACGTTGGACCACCGCTCCCAGGTTTCCGGCAACTTCAGCGGAATAATCACGGAGAAGGCGGCTGAGATTCAGAAGCGGCTGCTGGCGAGGGAGTTTGAGTTTCATTACCCGGAGTTGAGGTACGGGGTGTTAGAGAGCGACACCGCTGTGCCGGTAGACGAACTGTACCACACTCAGAGGCGCTCGGAGAGGGAGTATCACTGGGTTCGCATGAACGTAAAGCCTCGCGTGAGTCCGGAAGAGATGGAGATGACGGCGTATTCAATAGACCTCACGAGGGACGTGGTATTTCACGTGCCGACATTTACTCTTGAGCGCTTGAGTGTGGAACCGAAAGAGGGCGACGTTTTCGATTTTGAGGGCGATTTGTACGAGGTAATCGCCGCGAGGAAGTTCACGGGGTCTAGGCTTGCAGCCACGTCGGTGTATCTGCTCTACGAGTTCATAACGCGGATTCCGAGGGATGAGCGATGAGCTCCTTGGTGAGGGCTGCGGACGCGAGACTCTCTACTTCTTTCTTGGCTTGTCCGGCGAAGGTCGTTTTCGTGGCGGAGTCTTTTCTGTTTGACATCGTCATGGACCTCGGCTTCAACTTGAGATTGAAGAGAAGGCTTCCGATATCGGGGAGGCGTTACGAGGCTCCTAGCCCGAAGTCTGGAGACCCGGAAGAGCGCCGAATGGCCCGGGCGGCTAAAGAGCTCTTTATGGACGCGTTCCTGGGAAAAGACGGGCTGGCAGTGGTTTCTGATTACGAGGGAAAAGAGCGACTGGAGATGCTGCTGTACGAAGGGTCTACTAACGTGTCAGAGGCTCTAGTGGAGCTGGAGGTGGCTGGAAACTTCGTGGACGCCGTTTCTTTCATGTCGGCACTATCACCAGACGGATTCGCAGACGGATGGTTCGAAGGGAGCGGGCGCAGTGGACATTAAGAGGGTCACGGAGTTCGACGCCAGGCGACATTTTGACGCCGCGATGGTGGAGGCCCTCACCGTGGAGCTGGAAGGCGAGGATTTCTTTCCCGTGCTCACAACTTTTCAGAGGGCTTTTGGAAGGGCTGGATCCCTGCTGAGGCTGATGAGCCACCCGAGAAGGGTTCCGCTGCCTTCGGCTTTCGTGAAGAGGACTGGCGAGAAGGACAACCTCAAGAGGTCTTTCAGGGGCAGGAGGATGCGGATAAACTTCCGCGACAAGTCCAAGACTTACGCGGGTTATTCTAAGCCTCCCCAGGGGCTCGACATAACTTACGGTTATTCGGCTATATTGAAGGATCCCACGCAGGCTAATGCCCTCAAGGACGCCTTAGACGAGAAGTTTGCAAAGACGGTGCACGTGGAGAGAGCATTCATACCCGAATTCTTCTTCTCTTCGGGGCTCAGCATCGTGATACGTAAGGCTGCGTGGGCTGACGATTACAGGGTCGACGACGGCGACAGGCTCTTCGAAGTGAGGACTGATTTTGTGTTGGAAGGATACAAGTTCTTTCCGGTGGAGGTCGTGCGGACTATGGGAAAGGTGAGGACGGAGTTTAGCGAGATCAGAGGTGAGGCATGAGCAACGAAGACACCAACGATTGTCTGGTTCTTCGCAATCCGAGGGGAGTCGAGGAAGTCATCGCCGTGCGTTGCGAGGGAAAGATCGTTAGCCAGAGGGTGGCGCCTCACGGGATAAGAGAGATCCCGCTTAACGCCGAGGTCATCAATTTGGAGTACCTGTTGAGGAAAGGCCGACTGGTGGAAGCGAGCATTCCCAAGATCGACGGACTGATCGACGGCGGCGGTGATATATAACGAGTAGAGAGACTAGGGATCAGCGGCTCGGGAGTTTTAGGCTGCTGTGTCGCGGATAGGGATAAGGAGGATGGCAAATGCACTTGGCACCAGGCGTGTACAGCAGGGTATACGATGACTCCCTGTTCGTGAGCAGCTCGGGCAGCTTGGTCGCTGCTATGATAGGCACGGCTAACAAGGGACCCGTTAACACGCTCACTGACATCACGTCTCCTTCCATGTTCTTGGAGACATTTGGGGAGCCCACTACTATGCAGTCGAGGGCTGCTTACCAGTTCTCGAAGATGCCCGGGACGTTGAAGTACGGGCGCATAGTAGACGACGGAGCGGCAAAGTCTTCTACTACGGCGGTGTGCGGGGGAACGGACATATTCGACGCCACCGCGAAGGAGTACGGCGTTTACGGAGACGACCTCGAGGTGAAGGTGAAGGCTGCTGACAGCGGGGAGGCGGGAGAGATAAACGTCGTCGTGTATTACAAGTCGCAGCTGTTGGAGGAGTTTTCCGACATAGACGGCTTCACGGCGCTAGAGGCTCTCGATTCTGACTGGGTAACGTTCACGGAGTCAGCCGGCTCTCCGGCTTGGCCCGCTGACTGGACTTCTTGCTATGACACGTACTCGCTCACTGGAGGAGACTCGGGGATCGACGCTCCGGACATGAGTTCTTACTACATCGGAAACGTAGGCGTAGAGCCGACAACGCCCGCTACGGGTCTTCACTTGCTCGACAACGTCGACGACGTGATAGTCGACGTAGTGTCTACTCCGGGAGTGTACGACCCCAGCGTGATAAGCGCTGGCCTAGAGCTCTCAGGAACTACCAGGCAGGACTGCTTGTTCTTCCCCGACGCGCCTTCGGGACTGACTTACCTGGAGGCTGACCAGTGGATCGACGGGACTTACGGCGGCGGGCCCTCTTCGCAGCTCAACTCGGAGTACGGAGCGTTCTTCTACCCGTACGGCGAGTACTACGACGAGTACAGCAAGGACGACGTGATGCTGCCGCCTTCGGCGATGGCTTCCGCCGTGCTCGCGTACTCGTGGTACAACCGCAACCCGTACATAGACCCCGCTGGCGCGAGGAGAGGGGTCGTGGACTTCATAGACAACTTGGAGTACAACCCCAGCCCGGAGCAGATAGCGCTGACGTACAGCAAGGACAACCACAACGTGAACTGGTTCAGGTACAAGCAGGGTATAGGCAACTTCCTCGACTGCCAGAAGACCCTGTACCGGACCCCGGCTGGGACGCAGAGCGCCCTCAACCGGATAAGCACGATGACTACGCTGAACGTCGCGAGGCGCCGGGTGAAGGCCGTGGGCTCGATGTTCAGCCACGAGCCCTCCGAGGAGAGCACGTGGGACGCCATACAGCGCGAGGGCAGCGAGGTCATGGAGAAGATCCAGGCTGCTCGGGGCATCAGGGAGTTCACCGTGCAGTGCGACGCGGACACCAACCCCGCGTCTGTGCAGGAACAGAACATGATCAAGTCGAAGATAGGCATGAAGCCGATGACTCACGGCGAGTGGATCTGGTTCGACTGGTACGTCGTTGGCCAGGACGCCACGCTGAGCTAGAAGGGGACGTGAAACATGGCGAAGAACTTGTACGAGGACGAGCTGAGGACTAGCCAGCCCCAGCACAACAACCTCTTCGAGCTTCAGATAACGGGGCTCGAGGAGTTCCTGGACGGCGGCGTGCTGTTCATGACTCTGACGGAGTGCGACTTGCCGTCTGAGACTACGAACGTCATATCTTTCCCGTACCTCAACACCGAGATCAAGTACGCCGGGAAGACTACGATAAACAACCTCACGATGCAGTTCAGGGACTTCTGCGACCTGGACGTGTTCGGCGCGCTGCTCGCTTGGCGCCAGCAGGTGTGGGACATAGACACCCACCGCGCCGGGCTCGCTGCTGACTACAAGAAGAGCGGCATCCTGAAGATGTACAGCCCCGACTGGGAGACTTACATCAGGGGATGGGACCTCAAGGGCGCCTGGCCCGACTCCACGGAGCCCACCGGGGCTTCGAGCAGCGACGACTCGCAGAAGCAGATAAGCTCCACGCTCGTGGTGGACAAGGCTATCCCGCGCAGCGACTTCAAGAAGCTGGGATAGGGACGACTCACTTTGACGTGGCGCTGGGAGGCGCCGAAGGGAGGTTCTTGAGATGCCGAAGGAGATACGCGTTAGCATGCCTTCTAGGGGGTTGTTCGAGGGAAGCTTGGAGGCTGCATCTTTCCGAGAGATGAAGATCAAGGAGGAGAAGCAGCTCTTCACCTCCAGGCAGCCCCACGCGAAGATGGAGAGCCTGATAAAGGGGACGATGACGGAGGCTCGCACCACGGACGGCTCCGACGTCGATCCCGAGAAGGTGGACCTCAAGGCTTGGCCCGTGGCTGACATGACGCGGGCGCTTTTCGCGATACGCTCGGTCTCGATAGACCGCGTGTACGAGGTGCAGATACAGTGCTCCACGTGCAGGAGCGCGGTGCCTTTCGCGGTAGACCTCGAGGAAGGCTTGGAGACCACGTTCGCCCCCGACGACGTCCAGCCCGAGTTCGACCTCGACTTGTCTTTCGCGAAGGTGCGCGCGAAGCACCTGCTGGTGGGCGACCAGCGGATGGTGAACCGCGCGATAAGGCGCAGGAAGGCTCAGCGCGGGATCAACGACGACGGCGGCTGGGTCACCAGGCTCGCGGCGCAGCTCGTGAGCATAGACGGCGACCCCGTGCCCGCTCCCGGAAAGGCTGAGATATGGCTCGACGAGCTCACGAGAAGGGAGCGCGAGGAGCTCGCTGAGGGGCTCAACGCGCACGCTTTCGGCGACGACCTCGACATAATCGTCGACTGCCCGCAGTGCGGCGCGATAGTGGAGTCTACTCTACCGATAACGAGAGACTTCCTTTTTCGCCGCAGGAAGTCCTAAGGAGCAGATGCAGAAGGTCGTGGACCGGCAGTTCGGGATGGTCTACGGCGGGAACTTCGGCTACGGGGACACGGAAGAGATGCACGTCTCGGAGTTCGAATTATTCTTCAAGTCTCTTGAGAAACAGAAGAAGTCGGAAATCGAGGCTAGGAAGAAGCGCGAGAGACAAGCTCGCGCGAGAGCTGCTAATAGGAAGGCTCAGGCTCGGAGGAGGTGACTCGGCTTGGCTGGGTGGGTTGACGGCAAGTGGGAGCCCCCAGGGAGCGAAAAGCAGGCCGGGTGGGCTGGAGAGCGTTCTGATCCCGGAGCTTCCAGGACCATGGCTTCTAGAAGAGGGCGAGTGTCGCCTGAGACGCAGGTGGTGGCTTCTCAGCAGCAGAGGGCGATAGAGGCTGCCAACGCGGTGGGGGCTACTGTAGAGGAAGTGCAAGGGGCTTTTGACGAGCTCGACCAGTACTTCTCCGGAGCGATCGACCAGCTCAGCGTGTTTTCCGAGGCGGTGAGAGAGCAGGTACACGCGACTACCGAGGTGTCGATAGCTGACATACAGCGGGTTTACAATGCTATAGAGGACCAGCAGAAGAAGGCTGGGCGCGGAATGAAGGGCTTCTTCCACGACGCGATGGCCGACTTGAACGCCGCGGCATTGAAGCAGGGCAGGACTACGATGAAGCGGCTTGAAGGCATGGGCAAGGAAGAGGCTGCTGCTTACAGGAAGCTGTTAGAGATACAGGCTAATGAAGCTTCTGAGCAGAAGCAGGGAGTCTTCAAGACGCTCAAGAACTTGATGCTGGAGGTCGACCGGGAGACGGCTAAGACAGCGATGAAGAACCCGATACTCAATTTGTTCTCCGGTTTCCAGCGTTTAAGGGGGACTGTCGCGGGAAAGCCGCTCGACGCCGCGATGAAGGGCCTCAAGAAGATGGGCGGAAAGCTCAAGGATTGGTCTGGGGACATCTGGTCTAACCTCATAAAGCTCGGAGTGAAGGCTTTCGAGAAGCTCAGGGACTTGATGTCGATAAACGTCTTCAAGGTTGCCGAGGAGAAGCTGTCTGAGCTCAGGAGCACCTTGCTCGCTTTCCCGGGGGCACAGCAGCTGCTAGGAAACATGCGCGAGCTAAGGACGGTGCTCGCTGGGCTCAACCAGCAGTACGGGTCGACGGTGGAGATGAACGCCAGGCTGCGCAGCGAGGTGGAGGCTCGGACTAACGGTTACATCACCATGCAGGACAACATGCGGGCGCTGAACGCCGTGGCCGCTGAGGGCGTGAGGGGCGCTGAGCAGCAGGCTGACGCGATGGAGCGCGTGGCGACGTTCACGAGGATAACTGGGGAGAGCGAGCAGGACGTCGCCGGGATGTACGCCACTCTGAGGAACGAGCTCGGGATGGCTGAGGAACAGACTTACACCACGATGACGGCTTTCGACGAGTTCACCAGGAGGATAGCGGCTTCCGGCGAGGAGTGGGGAGTGAGCGTCGGCCAGCTCTCTAACATATACCGCCAGCACTCTGAGACTATACACGAGATGCGCGAGGCTGGGGCTTCTATGGAGGAGATACAGCGGGCCCTGCTCACTTCTGCTCAGCTCGGGCAGCAGGCGGGAGGCTTCGCGGAAGAATACGTTAACTTCATGATGCGCGCGGGCACGATAGACCAGCCCGGAGTTCTGCAGCATCTCATAGGGTCTCCGCAGGAGGTCCAGGAGATGATAAACAGCGGGGACATCGCGGGATTTTGGGAGGGCATAGCGGCTAATTACGAAAACATAATGGAGAACTTTTCGCCTGAGCAGCAGCGGCAGGTGAGGGAGCAGCTCGCTGAGTACTTCGGAATGACTACGCAGCAGCTAGACAGGCTGCTCGACGAGGTGGATTCGGCAGACGACATATATTCAGCTGCTTCTGAATCTCAGATGGACTTCGCAGATGCTACTGAGCGCAACGCCGAGGCGCAGAGGGAGGCTACGACTCCGGCTCAGAAGATAAACGCGGAGCTCGAGGCGATGGCTACTAACATAGAGGTGGGCGGGTGGAGATTCTCCGACATCATAGAGACGGTGGACTTGGCTAACGAGAAGTTCAGCGGGCTCATGGGGACTTTCGAGGGCATAAACCAGGGAATAGACTTCGCCTTCGGCCCGCTCGGGCAGTGGGTCAAGCCGCTCGCCGCGATGCCCACGGCGATAATGGCGATAGGCGGGGCTTTCGGCGACTTCACGGAGGAGGAGCTCGGCGAGTACGGGCTCATAGGGCAGTTCATGCTCGGGGCTCGCGAGTTCAAGGAGACTTTCTGGGACGACAGGCTCAAGCCCATGCTCGAGGGAATGTGGCAGGGAATCAAGGACTTCTTCGACCCGACGAAGGGCGAGGGCGGACACTCGATATTCTGGGAGATGATAAACCAGGGCGTCATTTGGGTCAGGGGGCACCTGCCTGATATCATAGACGCGGCCGTTGACGTCGCGTCTGAGCTGATGCTTACTCTAGGTTACGCATTCGAACAGATGGAAGACGCTGGGCTGTTTACCATGATAGCTGACGCGTTGGCCGAAGTCTTGGAGAAGGCCGCGCCACTCATGACAATAGCTGCTTCTACTGCCGCTGAGATAGCTACTACGCTAGTCACGGCTCTCGTGGGGGTTCTTACCGATCCCGACGTGAGGAGAGAGCTCAAGACTTTCATGGAAGAGATGGTAGAAGCGCTGCTCGTGATAATAGACGAGATAGCTCCACTCTTGTTGGCCGTCGGGGTGGCTTTGGTCGAGAGCATGTGGACGGCGTTCGAGATGATAGGCGAGGCTATCTGGATGGGAATAGCTAAGACTCTCCCGCACGAGGGTTACGGGCCTTTGCAGGGAGTGATGGAAGCCCTGTTTGGCAGCACGTGGGAAGAAGCAGAATTGAGGGACACTCTGGGCGAGTCTGGGATGACAATGGAACAGTACGAGGGTTTCAGGCGCGCTCAGGCGGGCCCGCTCGCTATGCCTGGATCGCAGGATCTCACTGCTTCTTCAATGATAGAGAACATACGAAAAGCCGAGACTGGAGGGGGAGTTTCTACTAGCGAGGCTGGGGCGGCTGGGCATTACCAGATGCTTCCTTCTACTGCTTCTGAAGCGTACGCTTCGATGCCCGGAACTATATCGGGTTTCGAGCGAGGACACCAGTTCACGGAGGAGGAACTCTCTTCGATGGCTCCGGTGAATCAGAGACGTTTGGCTTCCAGTCATTTGCAGGGGCTTTACAATAGAGCAGTGGAATTGGGGATATCTTCCCCGTGGCTGGCTGCTGCTATAGCGTATAACGGGGGTTCTGGAGCTCTCAATAGCATAGCTTCTGCGGGAGGTGTGGTCGAGTGGGCTAATAGCTTGCTCAATTCTCCCGCGGCTTGGGTGGCTAGCGGGGGGTGGGGATCTGAATCGTTGACGTACGCCCTCAGAAACATGTACATAATGGAGCACGACACCGATTCACCGCCCGGAGACGATGACATGCTCTACCAGACTTACTTGGGCTGGCCCCGAAAGCCGAGACCTTCTGATTTCGGTTGGCCCGCTGGGCAGGAGGTTCCTTACGCCGCTTCTGCTGTGGACACGACTGGCCTCGCTTTCAGGCCCCCGGATGCTGCTGCTTGGAACGTGGGCGCGGCTACTACTGATAGGTGGCGCGCTACTGCTCGAGAGGAACCTCACGAGGAAATGTACGACGCCCCGGCCGGCTTGAGGGCGCACGTGGGTCTTACTACGCAACCCGCAGAGTGGGAGCACAGTAGGGCTCGGGAGGAAGGTTATGCTTACGACAGGTTTAAGACTCCTGCCGTCGCTCTGCCGGGGGCGGCTCGTGGCGGAATAGTGACCGATCCGACTCACCTGATAGCCGGAGAGGCTGGCCCGGAGGTCATATTCCCGCTCGACGAGTGGCGCCTCGACCAGGACAGGAGACAGAGGGAGTCTCTCGAGGCTATGAGGCGAGAGGTCGACAGGCTCGTGGAGGTGCTGGCTTCGGTGAGGGAAGCCGCTTCTGGCGACCCGTTCGCCGCTGGAATGGGGGTGTGACTTGGACAACAGGAGCCAGAAGTTCTTCGACGCGATAGGCATAAGCTCGCTGATAAGCTTCGGAAACTTCCCGCAGTCGCTACGCACGATAACTACGGTGGGCATGCTCTTCGACGCGGAGGACATGACTAACTTCCAGCGACTGATGTTCGTCGACATGCCGATAAACGAGAGCTACACGCCGAATTACGAGCCGGTGGAGACGGTGGGGCGCGTCGTCCCGCTGAGGGGCTACAAGAGCACCAACATCTCCCCCTACAGTGTGGGCGTCCACTTCTTCGCGGACGTGAGCCCTATGCTCCAGGTCGACAGGAAGATCAAGTGGTTCAAGACTTTCTGCTTGTCCAGGGACACGGACGCCGCTACGGTGGCTCCGAAGAAGGTCATACTCGCGATAGGCGCTTTCGTTCTCGTGAAGGGCGTCATAACTTCTCTGAACGTCAGCTACAAGGAGCCCATAGGCGGGATAACTACGAAGGTGGGAGCTCTAGCGATGTTCCCGCACTACGCGACGGTGGAGTTCGCGGTGACCCCGACTGAGAACTTGTTCACGGGAGGGCAGTTCACCCACGAGCAGGCGATGGACGAGATGAACTACGGGATGGGCGCCTCTAACGGGCAGCCCACGGTGTTGGGCAAGGCGCTCAACTTATTGTGACGAAGGGAGAGGAGACATGCCTCACGACGTGAACGTGACCGGGCTTCTCACGCTCGGCGAGTTCGGCACGAAGTCGTTTTCTCAGGAGCTCGACGTCGACACGCTTGACGTGACGGCCGAGGAGGTTCTGGCTGACGGCGCCAGCGACGAAGAGATGGAGGTGTGCGGCGCGTCCGCCATATCTGACATCTCTTTCGTGATCATCAAGGCTTCGAAGTACGGCGACCCGGGAGACCTCACCTTCAAGGTGAACGCGGACACCGAGACCGCGATAGACTTGAACGGCCCCCTGTACATCGACGGAGAGCTCTTCAACACGATAGGGGCCGCTGGACTCCTGCCCGACTCGCTGTTCTTTTCCAACGGCGTCGGCGAGGACGTTACGATAACGGTCCTCGTCGGCAGAGACGTGTAGGGAGGATTCTGACATGGCTTCTTACCACAACTTGGTAGAGAGCATAGTAGTGGAGCCCGGAGACTTCGACGATGTGCAGCTGCTCGAGACGATCCAGACGGACGCGCTCGACTTCACGCGTCACACCGTGGCGGCTGCAGCTTCCGACGACGAGGTGAAGGTGTCGACGGCTGCCGCGGTCGGCGACGTCGACTTCGTGGCGATATTCGCCACGAGTTACCCGATAGACGCGGGGTCGGCACAGCTGACTTTCAAGGTGAACGACGCCGGCTCCCCCGCGGTGGGCTTGACTAAGGCTCAGGTCGTGAGGGGCGAGCTCTTCGCCGGGATGGGCGCCGCGGGACTCGTGCCCGACTCGCTGTTCTTCTCGAACGCTTCGGGGTCCGACGTGGACGTCTTGGTCATCGTCGGAAGGGAGTCTTCGTAGAGCATGGCTCTAGGCTCCAGGCGGAAGGCGGGCTACTCGAGACCGAGGGGGCCCGCCAGGCCCAAACGCAGGTACTCGGGATGCGGCCGGGTGAGGGAGGGAGACAGG